ATGGACCTGCGTCGGCTACTCATCCTGGCTCTGGATCCTTCGCGTATCCTCGTCGCGCGGGGGTTTGTCGTCGATCCCTGGCAGCGCTCGTTTTTGCTGTCCAGCGACCGGCAGGTGCTGCTCTGTTGCAGTCGGCAGGCGGGCAAGAGCACCGTCGTCAGCGCACTGGCGCTGCACACCGCCCTGTTCAAGCCCGGCGCGCTCGTCTTGCTGTTGTCGCCAACGCATCGGCAATCGGCCGAGATCTTTCGCAAGGTCATCGCTGCCTACGATGCCCTGGGGCGACCCATGCCTGCAAACTCGCGCACGCAACAGCGACTCGAACTGCGCAACGGCTCGCGCATCCTCAGCTTGCCCGGCCGAGAGGAGACCATTCGCTCGTTTGGCGGGGTCGATCTGCTGGTGATCGACGAGGCCGCCCGTGTCCGCGATGACCTGTATCGCAGTGTTCGGCCCATGCTCGCGGTCAGTCAGGGTCGGCTGGTCGCGCTCTCGACCCCATTCGGTCAGCGCGGCTGGTTCTTCGAGGAGTGGACAGGCACCGGCCCCTGGAACCGCATCCAGATCACCTGGCGCGAATGCCCGCGCATCAGCCCCGCGTTCATCGAGGAAGAACGCCGAGCGCTCGGCCCGGCGTGGGTCGCCCAGGAATACGAGACCACCTTCACCGCTCTTGAAGGTCTTGTTTATCCCGAATTCGCCACCGCGCTGGTGGACAGCGTTCCTGCCCTCTCGGGCCGGGCCGTCGGGGGAATTGACTTCGGCTGGCGCAATCCCTTCGCGGCCGTGTGGGGCACACTCGATAAAGACGATGTCCTCTGGATCATCGGCGAGCGCTATCAGTCGCGAACGCCGTTGCACGAACATGCGGTCGCGCTGGCCAACCCGAGCCGAGACATCTGGTATGCCGACCCCTCTGGTGCGACCGAGATTGCTGGTCTTCGCGCGGCCGGGCTGATCGTTCGCGGCGGCGACAACGACATTCGTGCTGGCATCGCCGCCGTCAGCGCTCGACTGCAAACCGGTCGGCTGCGCATCCTCCGCAGCGCCTGCCCGCAGCTTGTTCACGAGGCGACCCTCTACCGCTATCCCTCGTCTGCCGAGCGCCAGCGTGGGCACGAAAACCCGATCGATGAACACAATCACGCGCTGGCGGCGTTGCGCTACCTGGTGGCCGGGCTGGATGGTGCGTTCCTCGCCCGGCTTCGCCGACGGGGATCGACCGATCGTACTCCCGATGCACCTTCTCCTTCCTCGCACACAGATGATTGGATGTGGACGACCCTGTCATGATTCGCTCTCTTGTGTCTCGCCTACTGATGCGTCTGGCCAGCTGGCTTGCTCCTGGAGCATCCCGACGTGGAGGTGTCTGGACGGGTGTCACGCCCTCACGGGAGCCAACGGCGCGCGATCTCCTGGCCGAGCTGAAGAACACCGCCTGGACCTGTGCCAGCCTCAACGCCGCCGTCTGCGCCAGCTTTGCCCCTCGACTCTACGTCCGCACGCGTGCCGGTCAGCGTCAGGCCCGCTGTCCTGTCCGCGCGCTCTGTCCAGCCGAGGATCGTCGCCTCCGCACCCTGGCTCATCTGGCCGATCACACGCGCAGCGCCGAGCGCATCGAGGAGGTGGCCGATCATCCGTTGCTCGATCTGCTTGCCCAGGTGAACCCCACGCACAATGCCTTCGATCTGTGGGAGATGACCACTCTCTCTCAGGAGGTCCACGGGGTGGCCTACTGGCTACTCGAGTTTGGTCCGCTGGGTACGCCGATCGCCATCTGGCCTGTACCTGCTCATCAGATAACGCCCTTTCGCGAGGGCAATAGTCCGCATCTGGTCGACGTCTATGTATTTCGTGGCGGGAACGAGGAAAGACGATTTTCTCCGGACCAGATTCTCGCCTTTCGCTATCCCGATCCGCGCGATCCGTACCTGGGTGGGTTGTCGCCTTTGCGTGCCTGTTTCGAGCAGGTACAGCTCACCTCCGAACTGGCGGCGTTCAAGCAGGCCAAGTTCCACAACCATGCCCTGCCCGATGCCATCATCTCGGCCGAGGACATCCTTGGCGAGGAGGAACGCGATCGCCTCGAACACGTCTGGAACGCTCGCCTTCGCCAGGGCGGAGCGGGTCGTGTGATCGTCTCCGGCTCGGCGCTGCGCGTGCAGATGCTGGAACACTCGATGGGCGATCTGGCCGCCCTGGCCGATTTGCGCGCGACCAAGGAGGACATCTGCAACGCCTTCGCGGTGCCCCTGTCCTACCTGACCGCGCAGACCAATCTGGCCAACCTGCAGGCCGCCGAGCAACAGCACCTGGCCCAGGCGATCCGTCCGCGGTTACGTCGCCGGGACGAGAAGCTCAACGAGCAACTGGTGCCGCTGTTCGACCCGACCGGCCGGCTGTTCGTCGCCAGCGACGAGCCCGCGCCCGGGAATCGAGACCTGCGCCTGCGCGAGTGCGAGATGCACCTGCGACAGGGCGTTGTCACCATCAACGAGGTGCGCTCCGAGCAGGGCCGGCCGCCCGTCCCCTGGGGCGACCGCCCCTGGCTCCCCGGCGGCTGGGCGCAACCGCCTTGACGCGTCAACGTATCGCAACGAGCCGCGCACGCAGTAAGCGGTTCTGAACGAGCCGCGCCGAAAGGATGCAGCGCATCCTCGCGCCCTGGTAACGCGTCGCGCCAACGAGCGTTCGTGTTTCGCTCTCTCGGTTTCCCAAACGAGGTCTCTCATGTCCGATTTTCACTCGCCTCGACGTTCGTTGCCCGAGGGGCCACTTGGTTTTCCCATGCCGGATGGTGCGGCCAGGGCACTCGATGCCATCCTGCGCGCGCTGCCGGCGACAAGCGAGCATGCCTATCGACATGCCCTTGTCACCCGATCGCCCACCGAGTTGAACCCGGGTGAGCGCTCGGATGTGTCGTGGATCAGTACCGAGTGTGTCGATCGGGTCGGCGAGGTCGTCCTGGCTCGGGGCATGGACGATACGCAGTTTCGCCTCAACCCGCTGGTCACGCTGGGGCATGACTATGATCTGCCCGCCGTGGGACGAAGTCTCTGGCGTCGTCGCGTCCGCGATGGCGAGCTGGTCGGCATCAAGGCCAAGACGCAGTACCCACAGCAGCCCGATGCCTGGCCAGGCAGGGAACCCTGGCTGCCCGATCAGGTCTTCGCCCTGGTCCAGGCCGGGCTATTGTGCGGCAAAAGCATCGGCTTTCTGCCGATCGAGGTTCACCTCCCCGACGAGAAGGAAGCGCGGCGGCATGGCTGGGACGAGGTGCGCCTGGTGATCGATCGCTGGCTGCTTCTGGAGTACGCCTGTGTCAGCCTGCCGGCCAACCAGCACGCGCTCGTCGATGCGGTCTCCAAGGGCGAGATCGACCTGGCCGAGCCTCTTCGCGCGGCTCTGGTGAAGCCTCCTGATAAGACGGTCGGCTTCACAACCGAAAGCGAGATCGAGCAGGTCATTCGCCTACAGATCGCCCGTCTGAATGTGGGCGCAAGAGTCGCTCGGCAGGTGCGCGACGCGCTCGATCGAGCCAGTGGACGAATATGAGCGACGTCGCTCATATTACCTCATAATGCTATCGCAAAAATCGTTTTTGTTGGGCACAATGCCCCTCGCCCTGGAGATGGCTCCAGGAGGCGCGGCGAGACGGACCCCAAGCCGTCCGCCGCGCCTGGTTCGGAACTCGGAGGAGAGATGCATGTTTGTGCAATTGACACGTGATTTTCTTGGTCGAAAAGCCGGCGAGCGCATTGACCTCGCCGAGCCAGACGCCCTGGCGCTGGTCGCCAGCGGGACCGCCTCGGCAGTAAACGAGGACATCATCACCCCGCAGGTCCATCGCGCTCTGGAGCAGGCGCTGGGTGGGATCTCGGGCCAGGTGCAATCGGCCGTCGATTCCGCCCTGCGGGAGTTCGCGACGGCCACGACCCGATCGCGTCGCCACGCGGTGCCAGCGATCTTCGGCGAGGATGGGCAAGGCGATCCGAAGAAGACCTTTGGCCGATTCTTGCTCGCCATTCGCCAGGGCGACCGCAAGGTGCTCGAAGAGATGGGGTCGCGCTATGTCGAGTGGAGTGATGTCGAGCAAAAGGCTGCCATGTCCACCCAGACAGGCACGACGGGTGGCTATCTGGTGCCGACCGAGTTCTACGACCGGCTGATGCAGCTGGTCGTGGAAAGTTCGCTGGTCCGACCACGCGCCACCATCGTGCCAATGGCCCATCGCGAGATGGACATCCCGGCTCTCGATGTCGTGACCGCCCCCAGCGCCGGCGATACGGCCTTCCTCGGTGGAGTGGTCGTGCGCTGGTCCGAAGAGGCGAGCACCATCAACCAGACCGAGCCGATCCTCAAGCAGATCAAACTCACCAATTACGAACTGACCGGGTACTCGAAGGTGTCGAACAGTCTGATGGCCGACAGCGCGGTGGGCCTCGATGCCTTGTTGATGCAGATCTTCAGTCGGGCCATCGCCTGGTACGAGGACTACGCCTTCTTGCGCGGCAACGGCGTGGGCAAACCGCTGGGCATCCTCAACTGGGCGGGGCTGATCAGCGTGGCCCGCTCGGGTGCGAGCCAGGTCGCGCTGGCCGATGTCGCCGGCATGTATGGCCGGCTGTTGCCGGGAGGCACCCGTCAATCGGTGCTGTGGGGAGTGCATCCGACCGTGCTGGTGAAACTGCTCACCATGACGGGTGGCGATAACCTGATCTTCCTCGGCAACGATGTGACCGGCAAGCCGCGCTGGCAGATCCTCGGGCACGACGTGCGGGTGAGCGAGAAGTTGCCAGCACTCAACACGGCGGGCGACATCCTCCTGTTGGACCTGCAGCACTACCTGATCGGCGATCGTCAACAAATCGAGATCGCCTACAGCGAACACATCGCATTCCTGACGAACCAGTCGGTCTGGCGGTTCGTGTCGCGTGTCGCCGGGCAACCCTGGTTGCGCGACAAGGTCACGCTGGCCGACGGTAGCAACACGTTGTCGCCCTTCGTGGCGTTGGCCGCGGGGTAATCCCAATCCGTTTCTTTCGGTCGAGAACGAGGCGTTTTCTCTCATGTCAAGTCAACCTTCGGAACAAGCGGCGGTGGTCGGCAAGATCAACCCGGCGAACAACAACAACTCGACGGTCAACACCGATTATGTGGACATGTCGAAATGGCACGAGGCGATGTTCATCTTCGTCCTCGGGGCCGTCGATGCCACGAGCGACTTTCTCGTTCGCGAGAGCACCGATACCGCCGATGGTGGTGGACAAACCCTATCTGGAAAGTCGGCCACTCAGCTCACCGCGACCGACGACAACAAGATTGTGGTCATCAACGTGAAGGCGGAGGAGCTGTCCTCGGGTTATCGCTATCTGCGTGGCCGGATGACTCATGGTGCGGGCACGACCAACCTGTCGGCGGCGATCGCGCTGGGGCTGAATCCACGGTTCGGGCCAGCGAGTGACGAGGACCTGTCGGCCGTGGCGCAGATTGTGACGTAGGCACTGGCAGGAAGGTCCCATGGCTGACAATGTGGTTCTCTCGGCCCCGGTCGGGACGGGCGATACGATCGCCGCCGATGATGTGTCGGGCGTCAAGTACCAGCTCGTCCAGCTGGTGGTCGGCAGCGACGGCGGGGCGAAAAGCCTGGTTACTGGCTCGATCGCTCTTCCAGTCGGCGATGCGGGCGGCTCGCTCACGGTCGACAATGCCGGCACTTTCGCGGTGCAGGCAGCCCAGTCCGGATCGTGGACGGTCGATACCGAGCTACCCGCTGCCGCTGCCCTGGCGGATGCCGCTGCCAACCCCACGACGCCGCTGATGGGAGCCTGTTTGCTGGCGTTCAACGGCTCGACCTGGGACCGGTTACGTGGCGATACGGCGAATGGACTGGATGTCGATGTCACGCGCGTATCCGGGACGGTCGCGGTGACGCAATCGGGGACGTGGGTGTTCACTCCCAATCCCGCGACCTCGGGCGGATTGACCATCAGCCGGACGCTCTCTGCATCGTCCACCAACGCCACCTCGGTGAAGGCCTCGGCGGGGCAGGTCTACGGCTGGTATGTGTCGAACACCAACTCCAGCGCTCGTTACCTGAAGCTCTACAACAAGGCCTCGCGCCGTCGGTCGGGAGCGATACACCGGTCATGACCATCTGCATTCCAGGCGCATCGGCAGCCAACGTCGAGTTCTCGATGGGAATCGTGTTCTCGGTTGGGATTGCCTTCGCTTTGACAACAGGCGCCACGGATGCGGACACTGGAGCGGTGTCCGCCAATGAGTTGATCATCAACCTGTTTTACAAGTGATATGGGATCGCAACTAGCAAGTTTGGGCGTTGGAGGTGGAGGAGGGGCCTCCTCGCTTCTGACAGGTCTCATCGGTTACTTGAAGCTCGACGAGGCATCGGGCACGCGCAATGATGCGCATGGATCCAATCATCTGACCGACAATGGCTCTGTTGGATCCAACACAGGCAAACTCGGCAACGCTGCCGACCTTGATGGTGTAAACGATTCTCTGAGTCTGGGTGACAATGCGGATCTGAGTACGGGAGATATCGACTTTACATGGACGTGCTGGATGTATCTCGACACCAAGCCCACGGGTAACAATGCCTACGCGATTCACAAGCAGGATGAGTATGGATTGCTCTATCGCGACTATGGAGGACATGATCGCCTGGCATTTCTCGTCAACGATGGGGCTGTCATTGTCAACGCCTCTACCCTTGGGTCGCCCTCGACAGGAACGTGGTACTTCATCGTGTGCTGGCATGATGCCACGGCCAACACGATCAACATTCAGGTCAACGATGGCACCGTCGACTCGGCCGCCACCGCAGGCACCGCGCCTTCGGACACGGCCAACGAGTTTCAACTGGGCCGATACACCGCGGGCACTCCTCTTCGCTGGGATGGGCGGCTGGACGGAGTGGGTTTCTGGAAGCGCGTGTTGACCGCGACCGAGCGGTCCAACCTTTACAACAGTGGATCAGGACTGGAGTATCCCTTCTGAGGACGAATTCATGGCAACCACCTTTGTACAGATCAACACAACCAATCGTCTCGGCAATCAGCTACGCGCGGCGATCGATCAATTGCGGACCGGCAAGGATCAGCTGGCTCGTCTCAAGGCGATCATGGACACACAGATCGATGGGAGCAACTACAGCCTGCTGGAGTCTCAGTTTGGACTTCAAACAGCAGAGGGAGCCACCTGTTACAACCTCGTCGCAGGGGCAGTCGGGGATCTGGCTCTTTCCAACACAACACAACTTCTTACTCGTTGTGGCTGATGCTAGGTCTAACAATCCCCGGCGTCGGCATGGGTGGTGGGACTGTTGTTGCCTCCACAACAGCGGCTGTTCGACTCACATTGCGCGCCGCCAGGAACACCGGATGGACTCTCCGCGCGGGCAGGGTGACCTCGTGGATGTGTCGAGCGAGTTTGCACATGAGCGTTTCATCAAATCTGACCTGGTTTCGGGGTGAAGACATCGTTCTCGACTTCGAGATGACTCCCGCGCTGGATATCACGGGCTGGACCATCAGTTTCAAGCTCGCCGACCAGCTCGGCGGAACCGTGCAGTTCACCAAATCAGCGGCGATTGTGGACGGACCGCGTGGCAAGTTTCGCATCACGATTGCCAGCGCGGATACGGCCTCGCTGTCGGCGGGTCGGTATGTGTGGGATGCTCGCCGCACCGACTCCGGGAACAAGGCGACCCTGGCCGACGGTCATCTGGATCTCAGACGAGAGGTGACAGCATGAGCACCATCAATCTGATCTCCCTGGAGCGCGCCAAACTGAACTTGCCATCGTCGACCGCATCGGACGAGCGGACGATCAACGCGATGATCGCCGCGGCATCGGATGCGATCCGCAAGTGGTGCGGACGCGACTTTCGCCTCGACCGCTACGACGAACTCCACGAGGGCTGTTGGGGAGACTATCTGGAGCTTCGCCATTATCCCATCCAGTCGATCGAGAGTGTCCGTAATGCGCCCGAAGTGGTGCTGGAGATCCAGAACACGCAGACGAGCACGAATCAGCAAGCGCGCGTGACGGTGACGTCGACGGGTCTGGAGCTGCTGCGCGTGGCCAGTGGCGTGACGACGAGGGACACCTCGGTGACCTGGTCGGCCCATGCGACCTTGCAAGCGCTGGCGACAGCGATCAACGCGCTGGGATCGGGTTGGTCGGCGCGGGTGCCCAGCGGGTTCGAGTTGTGGCCCAGCCACGACCTGTACATTCCGCCGGGCTTCGGCGATGTGCTGCAGTCGCAAGGGGCGCTCGATTGTCGAGGCCGCTGGGCCGGGCTTTTGCTGCACACTTCCGAGCTGGGCAGTTACTCCTGGGATGCGCGTGGATGGCTGACCATCACCGATTCGGTGCTCGGGTGTGTCTCGGGACCGGGTTCCTGGCGCATCCAGTATGTCGCGGGCTATCAGGAGGTGCCCGAGGCGGTCCAGGAGGCCTGTGCCGGGTGGACAGCCATTCTCTTCGAGCAAAGCAAACGCGATCCATCGCTGGCGACACTGGCGTTGCCTGGCAGTGTGAGTCAAACGTGGACCCAGCCACGGATGCAACCCCCGGTGCGCATCGCGGCCTTGCTGGCCCCTTTTCGGAGGCAGCTGATCTGATGGCGATTCCTGTTCCCAGCAATACCACCTGTGACATCTACCGCTACGGCAATGCGCCGCCGGCAGTGCCCGATGTCAGCAACGTGAAGGCGTTCCTCGCCCCGGACTATCCGCGTGGTCGCGAGAGTGCCGAAGGCGATACCTCCAAGGGCTGGACGCACCTGTTGCTGGTCGATCTCGACACCGACATTCGCGACGGCTGGTCCTCGGGCGTCCCGCTACAGCCTGGTGCCTATGATCGGGTCTACGTCCCCGACAAGAATGGCACCTCGTTCAGTGTGATCTTCGTCGAACGCCTGGGCCGGGGCACGTCCGCCGACTGCAAGCGCATCTATCTGCGTCGCGAGCAACCCACGTATCCGACGAACGAAGTGTGATTTCGTCTTCTTTCCCCATCCTTGAAGGAGGTTTTGTATGCCCCTGCGCACACTGGTTTTCTCTCTCCTGATCTGGCTGAGCGCGACATTCGCGCTGGCGCCTGCATCTGCGGTCATCACCGGGCCGAGGCACCACGATGCGACGGAGGTGCAGTGCGATATTCCCGCGGATCTGCACGTTCGCAATCGCGCGGGCACCGATGGTAGCGGACTGTGCGTCTTCGCCAGCATGAAGATGTCTGGCCACTGGCACGATGAGCCTGTTTTCCTTGGCCTGTTCGAGTGGATGCGCGCCCGGCCGGGTGGCGGCTATCCCTCGAAGGTCGATGCGATGGTGTCGGCCTTTTGCAAGGAGAAGGGGTTGTCTCGGCCCATGTATCTTCAGATCGAGTCGGCCAACCTCGACATCCTTCGCCTGGCGTGTCGCACGGGCCGACTGCCTGCGGTGACCTACGCGATCAGTCCGACGGGTCGGTACGGCGGTCGGCGTCTCTCTCACATGGTGTCGCTCCTGGCCGCTGGCGAGGGCAAAGGTCCCGACGGCAAGGGCTGGTGGGTCATTCTCGACAACAACCATCCCGGTGGCGAGCAGCTCGAATGGATGAGCGAGTCGCAGTTTCGTCGGACGTACACCAACGGCGCCAGCGGCTGGGCCATCGTGTTGCTCCGCGCCGGCCCTCCGCCGGTGCCGCGCAATCAACGGCGCGACGAGACCACAAGGGAAGAGTTGCCGAATGACCGCACGCCCGATGCGGAAACGAACTTCGGCGTCGAGCGTGCCCAGCTGCAAGGCGGCGAACGCTACACGCTCAACGGCCAGCCCATCACGCGCGAGCAGCTCTGGCAGGCGCTCGGTGCATCGCGCAGCACCAACGTGCCCGACGATACCGGACTGCGTCGGCTCACCGTCATCGGCGAGAAGACCCTTCGCGAGCGTGTCTTGCACGATCTCGATTCGCACACCGCCCTGGCGCGCTGGCGAGGCAAACTGCTCGCTCACGGCTACGAGCCAACTCACTGGCACGTCAGCCGGGTCGGCTTCGTGACCACCGGCAAGCCGACCATCTATGTGCAATCGTCCAACGGCATCGTTCTTCATCGTCAGGACGATTACGACGACGGGGCCGAGGGGCTGGCCACCGCGTTGCGGCGCACTGATCCCGACTATCGCCCCGAGGCGGACGTCGATCAACGCCGACCGCCGGCGCCCGCGCCTGTACCTACCCCTCCGCCGGCGCCGGTGCCTGCGCCCGCGCCGGTTCTGCCGACCATCCCTGCGGCGGATGTGCCCTGGAGTGTCTGGGTCGTTACGGGTGTCGCTTTTCTCATCCTGTTTGTGCGAGGCAAAAAGTCATGATTCCCCCGGAATGGTATCACGTTGCGTTCTCTCTCGTCGGCGGTCTGCTCGGCTTCTGGTTGAAGTATCGCCTGGGTGGGACTCTCCCGCCCGAGGTTGTCGAGCTGGTTCGCCTCATGCTTGCACGCCGCAAAGAGCAGGAGGCCGAGACTCTCCTGCGCACCCTGCTCGAAGTCGCCATGAAAAAAGAGACCAATGAGAGCAAGAAAGAGTAATTGATGTCCCTGTCATCCATTCGCAATCGCATCACGAAGCATGTCCGCATCCGTGCCGGCGACCTTGTCCCGCACGAGCGAAACCCTCGTCTGCATCCCGAGGTTCAGCGCCGCGCCCTTTTGGCGCTCTATGCCGAGATCGGCTTCGCCCGCAGTCTGCTTGCCTTCGAGCTACCCGATGGCCGGCTCAAACTGATCGATGGGCACCTTCGCCAGAAGCTCGATCCCGACATGATCGTCGAGGTCGAGGTGCTCGATGTCAGCGAGGAAGAAGCGCACAAACTGCTTTTGTCGATCGATCCGCTCAGCACGCTGGTCGAACACGATCATGCCCGACTGGAAGAGCTACGGCAAATCACCAAAAGCGATAACGACGATCTGAATAATCTTTGGAGAACGATCGCCGCCGAGGAGGCCGAAACCCTGGATGCGCTCGAGAAAGCCCGGCGCGACGATCCGCGACTGCCAGATGTCTCCATCGAGCAGTATTTGATCCTGATCGAATGTCCCGATGAGCAAACGCAACTGGAACTCCTCGAACGCTTCCAGGCCGAGGGGCTTTCCTGTCGGGCGCTGTTGAGTTGAGCCGTGACCATCTCCATCGTTGTCGAATCTGCCATCGTCGAGTCGCCGCGCGTGCAACAGCTGCGCAGCCTGTTCGACCTGCCTGTCGCGCAGACGAGCCGGCTGGAGTGGACGGTGCAACTGCCTCTGGGCGATCATCCCTGGCAGATCGGTCTACTCACCGGACCTTCGGGATGCGGAAAGTCCACCATCGCCCGACGGCTGTGGCCAGCCGAGTTGGCGCGATCAAGTCAGCTGGTCTGGCCAGCCGACCGCGCTGTTCTCGACGCCTTTCCCGAAGGTCTACCCATTCACGAGATCACCGGGTTGCTCTCGTCGGTCGGCTTCAGTTCGCCGCCGGCCTGGCTACGGCCGTTTGCGGTGCTGTCCACGGGGCAGCGCTTTCGGGTCGAACTGGCCCGACTACTGGCAGAGGCGCAGGCGGAGGCGGATTCCCAGCATCGCATGATCGTTCTCGACGAGTACACCTCGGTTGTCGATCGCACGGCGGCGCAGGTAGGCTCGGCGGCGGTGGCTCGTGCGGTTCGCCGACATGGGCTGCGCTTCATTGCCATCACCTGTCACGAGGATATCCTCGACTGGTTGCAGCCGGACTGGGTCTATCGTCCTGCCGAGCAGGCGTTCACCTGGAGGCGGCTTCAACGACGACCAGCCATCGTCCTCGAAGTTGCCCGGTGTCCGCCCTCGGCGTGGCGGCTTTTCGCTCCGCATCACTATCTGAGCCACGCGCTGGTCCGAAGCGCCAGGTGCTTTCTGGCGCGGTGGAACGATCGACCGGTGGCGTTCTCGGCCTGGCTGCCCTATGTCGGCTCGGGTCGGCCCGCTCGGCGCGAGCATCGCACGGTGACGATTCCGGATTGTCAGGGGGTGGGCATCGGCCATGCGCTGTCGAGCCTTGTGGCCAGCGCCTGGCGCGGCCTGGGGTATCGCGCGCTGTCCACGACGACACATCCGGCCTTTGTGGCGGCCAGGCAACGATCGCCGTTCTGGGTCTTGCGGCGTGGACTGTCGCTGACTGCTGGACGGGAGAGACGACTGTCCTCGTTACGGCATGCCACGACGCGCCTGACAGCCGGGTTCGAGTACACCGGCCCTGCGTTGCCTCGACGACTGGCCCAGTTGTTGTGCGGTTGAGAATACACCGTGAGCGATCGTTTATGTCGCGTTCTCCATCCAACCTCGATCCCACCCGTGATCACCTCATCATCACCTACATTCGCGCGGGTGGATATCCGCATGTTGCGGCCGAGGCAGCGGGCGTCCCCGTGGCGGTGTTCGAGGACTGGCTTCGGCGAGGGGAAGGGCCGCGCGCCTCGTCGCGCTATCGCGCGTTTGCCCGGGGTGTTCGTCAGGCCCAGGCACAGTGCCGGCTGGGTGCCGAGGTTTCCATTCGCAACGATCGTCCGCTGGACTGGCTCAAGTGCGGACCAGGGCGAGGCCAGCCTGGCTCGGTGGGATGGACCGCGCCACCTCGCGCCGAGTCTCCCTCCGCGAATACCTGGCTGTTGCTTCAGCCTGAAGTGCAGAAGGCAATTGGCGCGGTTCTCACCGCTCTCGAATCGACCCCTAACGTGCGGGTTGCTGTGGCCGAGCAACTTGCTCCACTCCATTCGTCGAATGGCCCTTGA